TTCGAAAAATTGTTTGAGTCCCTCTTCGCTTTGAAAATCTTCATTGGAATTCGATGAAGTTGCAATGTCTTTTGGAAGGACAGGAATATAGATGCTTGACCAGGAATCCTTGGTTTCAATCACTTCGTTTGTTTCAATAATGTTCTCATTAAGAGCACATTTTATATGTAACATCGGTTTACCGTTGTCGAAATGGAATTGAAAGTTGCCATTATTATTCATGTGTTCAGAAATATAAGATGGCAATTGAACAACCTTTTCACTGATGAGCTCTTGAGGAAAGAATGAAGATACGTGTTCCATCACGATATTTGCACTGCGGAATAGTAAACCGTTTGTTGCTGATTTTTTAGTTATCTCGATAGATGCAATTGTACCAAATTGTAGCACATCTGAAATGTACCATGCAACATCCCTGTCATTTTGTAGTTCTCTTGGTAAAGAAACGATACGGAATGAAACAGTTGATGACATATTATTATTAGTACGAGTATTATAAAACTTAATAAATTGTTGTTGACGCTTTTAATGCAGATTTATTTTCTGCAAAAAAGTAAATCAATTTTTTAGTTTTCAAAGAACAATGAAGTTCTCGTAGAGGATATTTTTCATATTGTTATATCAATATGAAAAAATTGATTTTCGAAAATGAGATAAACGAATCCGACGTTAACTATTAACGATTTGTACAATGTCGCTTTTGACCAAATTGTTACATTTTGTTCTTATTATTTCAAAAAAATGCAATATTGATGAATCACATGGATTATCTCATAGTATGAATGTTTTGCATTTTACGCACAATATTCTTGAAAATGAAAAGAAAAATTATCCATATCTCGAAAACCAAGAAAAGATAATTTATGTATCCGCAGCATTACATGATATGTGCGATAAAAAATATGTCAATGAAAAAGAAGGGATTTGCAAAATAAACGAATTCTTGGAAGACAAATTGGATAAAAACGAAATTGATATAGTAACAAAAATTATCACGACAATGTCTTATTCTACTGTTAAAAAAAAGGGGTTTCCTGAATTAGATGAGTATCAAATGGCATATCACATTGTTCGCGAAGCTGATTTACTAGCTGCGTACGATTTTGATAGATGTATGTTATATAATATTCATAAACAAACTGAATTAAATAAAGACCAGGATCTTAAACTATTAGACGCATTCAATGATGCGCATGAATTATTTCAAAAAAGAGTTTTGAGACATCATATTGATAGATTATTTGTAACAGATTATTCCAAACATAATTATCTGCCTCTCCAAATTGATGCAATAAAACGCATACAAACATGGAAAAAATTAATGAAGAAACCATTGATATGAAGTGAAATACCGCAGTGTATGATGTAATCTACAATGTTCCCAAAATAGGGGGTGCGTTTTGAGGAACATCTTGATTACGTTGTGTTTGTAGCGATTCTAAAGTAACATCCCCCGACAATTTATCGGGGCGATAAGTATCGGGAGGGGTTTGTATAGTAATAACATCTTGATTTGCAGAAATATAATTATGTAGCGGACGTCTTCCTCCGTTACCTTTACTACTGAGTTCGTCTGGAGTCATACTATATAAAGTGTATTGTTCAGACATTACATTATTGACAGCAGATCCATTTAATGAAAATGCCATAGGTTCACCATTTTGTTTTGTAGCTACGGTTTTTTTTTCTTCGATGTATGGTTCAAAATGATTCATAATATCGTCTCCAAATAATACTCTGTAGTTATCGCGCACTAGTAAAAGAGCGGGAACGCTATGTACATTGGGCGGTAAAATAACACGATTTCCATTTTCTAAAATAACATAAAGCTGATTGTTTTTGGGTTTGCGTGTTGGCTTATCATTACATATAAAACTAATTTTATTTCGCAAGTCATTTTCTGCTAAATTTCTTATGATATTTTGGGAGTGTGTACAATAATTACTATAATATAAAATGTCCATGGTCTTTATATTATATTATTCTAGCAAAAACGTTTCTATTGAATCAACGCACATTTGTTTATTTCATTGTTCCACTACACATGGAATACAATATACGACTTTGTAAATAAGAAAAGAAATACATAAGGGCTACTGCTAAAACACCTAAATAATACCAAATATCTTTTTTAGATGTGATTCCTTTGTAAACTGCAGGTACCAAAAATAAAAGAAGGGAAATGAATGCAAGCACGGATAAAAAGTAAAACCAAATGCAATATTCTTTGCCTAGAGGACCGAATAAGTTTCCAATAGCGTCAGACATTGTATATTCTAATTGTAGAAAAAAATGAATTGATCGCTAAATATTTATCAAACATTATCTATATAAAAATATTATTCTTTTATATACAAATGGACAATGCAAAGATATGGAAGATTATCGATTCGTATTTTCAAGATAATCCGCAAATTTTAGTACAACATCACATCGAATCGTATGATGATTTTTTTAAAACCGGAATATTTCAAATATTCAAAGAGAAAAACCCGATTCAATTGAATACGCGTTTTGATAAAAAACTGAACGACTATCGATCAAAATGTATCATGTATTTTGGCGGTAAAGACGGTCGTAAAATATATTTTGGAAAACCTGTAATATATGACGATAACAATACGCACTATATGTTTCCAAATGAAGCCCGTTTAAGAAACATGACCTATGGAATGACGATTCATTATGATATAGATATTGAATTTGTAGATATTTTAGAAGAAGGAGAACAACCTTCTGTTATTGGTGTAGAGAGTGATGACGAACAGGAAGAAGAAAAAGCACCTGAAAGTACTATGCAAAGAGAAGGTCCAAAAATACGCGGTGGTGTTCCTAAAATGAAGACCCGCAAGCAGAAAAAGAAAAATGTTCTCGATTTGACTCCAACTGAAACGGCAAAATTAAAGGAACTTACCGAAAATTCAATGATCGAGGCAAACAAGCAACTGCGCACAATCACTTTGGAGAAAATTTATCTGGGTAAATTTCCTATTATGGTGCAGTCGAGCTTTTGTGTATTGAGTGGTCTTCCTAAAGAGGTGCGTCATAGTATGGGTGAATGTTTGAATGACGTGGGTGGTTATTTCATTATCGATGGTAAAGAAAAAACAGTAATTCCACAAGAAAAATTCGCAGATAATATGCTCTACGTACATAAAGTAGAAGACGGCGTTCATTTATGTTCAGCAGAAATTCGTTCAGTTTCCGAGAACGTTTCGAAACCAATTCGTACATTGAGCGTGAAAATAGTGGCACCGACCCCATCCTATACTTTTCGAAATATTGTAGTCAATGTTCCTAATGTTCGTAAACCGGTTCCACTATTTATATTATTCCGTGCCCTCGGTGTTTTATCTGATAAACAAATTATTAGCATGTGTCTTTTGGACTTAGAAAAATACGATAACATGCTTGATTTATTTGTTCCTTCTGTTCATGATGCCGGTGGTATTATGACACAAAGAGACGCTCTCAATTATATTGCTATATTGACAAAAGGAAAAACAATTTCACATGCCCTCGAAATTTTATCGGATTATTTCTTACCTCACGTCGGCGAAGTCAATTTCTTAAATAAAGCTTATTATTTGGGATATATGACATTTCGTTTGTTGGCAGTCCACACTGGAATGGAGGCATCGATCGATCGTGATAATTTTAAATACAAACGCGTTGAATTAGTAGGTTCTCTCATTCGCGATTTATTTCGTGAATATTATACGATGCAACAAAAACAAGTGCTTTTGTTTTTTGATAAAAAGATCAATTTAAATCAGTCACTTTATGCAAACAAATTATATGGTTTGGTCCAAGAATATTATCGTGAAGTATTCAGAGAACGTATTGTAGAGGCGGGATTTAAAAAGGCATTCAAAGGTAATTGGGGTGCGCAAACCCACACCAAACGTATTGGTATTGTTCAAGATTTGAATCGACTTTCATTCAATTCCGCACTGAGTCATTTACGAAAAACCAATTTACCTTTGGATTCTAGTGCAAAAGTAGTAGGACCGCGCGTACTACATAGTTCTCAATGGGGGTATCTAGATCCGATCGATACACCCGATGGTGGTAACATTGGACTTCATAAGCATTTGTCTATATCTGCATATATTACCAAAGGCGTTTCTCGAGAACCTTTTATCCGATTGTTGCGTGAAAAAGTGGACATGAAATTAATAGAAGATTGTTCTCCGATTTTGCTATCAACCATGACCAAATTGATCTTGAATGGATTTTGGGCGGGTGCTGTTACTGATCCTGTTGAAACTGTCGCCAAAATCAAACTATTTCGTAGAAATGCACTTCTACCTATATATTGCAGTGTGAGTTTCGATATTCGACAAAATACTATTTTTATGTATACTGATGCAGGGCGATTGACACGTCCTATTTTTTATTTGGAACATTCACATCGTGATAAATTTTTGCGAGAACAAGAGCGCATAGTAGGTTCTCAAAAAAAATGCGAAGATTTGACTTGGACGGATGTAATTAATGAAAAGATAGGCAATTGCGATTTTGTCTGGAGCGATTTGATTTGCGGATTTAATAAGAAGGTCCCTGACAATTTTCATCCAAACAACTATATGATTTATCAATTGGATGAACTATATGAGAACATCAATGAAGATAAAAATCCTGCACAGTATAAGAAGTTTTTGGAGAACAAGGCAATCATTGATTATATTGATTGCAGTGAAAGTGAAACTGCACTCATTGCAATGAACGAAAGAGAATTAAAAACGCGTCCTGCTCATTTTACTCATCTTGAAATACATGAATCGTTTATTCTTGGTGTAATGTGTAATATGATTATATTTCCTGAGAACAATCCTGCAACTCGTAATTCTTTCTCTTGTGGCCAGAGCAAACAATCTGTATCTATGTATCATACGAATCATCAAGTGCGTATGGATAAAACCGCTGTTGTTTTGGCGTCTGGGCAAACACCCTTGGTAAAATCGCGTTATCTAGAATACATTAACCATGAAGGTAATCCATATGGCGAAAATGCAATCGTTGCTATTATGATTTACACAGGTTATAATGTAGAAGATGCAATGTTAGTAAACGAGGGGGCTCTACAAAGAGGCCTTTTACGAACTACTTATTATAGTACTTATGAAACACATGAAGAAAAATCGGTGGTCGGGGATGAAAAAGTCGAGAACATTTTTACGAATATTGAAAACGATGGCTCGGTTATGAGAACCAAG